CCCTTTTCTTTGCTTTATGATACATCCAAGCTTTGCAAACTGTTTCCTTACATTTCGGATAATCTGGTCGTCCGCATTTATTGCAAATGAGTTCTTCTCGTCCGAGATCCGGTATGTCTTCTTCAAATTCTTTAATAACAGTTGTCCATGTTCCATCTTTCTGACGAACAGGACAAACCATTTTAGATTTAACTTTCACGGGCACCGCCTCCTCATCTACAAGTATATTTTATCACAAAAAGCATAAAAGTAAAAGGGCTTGTCAGGCCCCTTTACCTTTGAAATCGAGTAGCTTACGAAATTAGAATCGTATAGCGTTCCTTCAGGCTCTCGAGCAAATTATCGTCTGCTGCAATGCTGATATGAAATTCAATCTTGTTCTTGTCATTTAGCACAACTTGAACAATTCCTTGAATTCCTTCAGCAAACAGCATTCTCAAACAAGTGCCGAGTTGCCTGTCATTCACTGCTAGAAAATAATTCATAGCATTACCTCCTTTCACAATAGGAGATGCGTTTTTCGTACAGTTAAGCCTCATCTGCCAAGTTTTTGTAACCACCGTTTTCATAGCAGTCTGTACTCATATAAATAGTGTCAGAATTTTTATCAACAACAGGATTGTCGTGAATTAACTCGTACAGTTCTTCGGCTGAAAATATCACTAGATTCTTCATTATTCGTTTTTCTCCTCCTCATAACCCGTAATAATCTCACTGTACGGCAGCTCTTCAATCCAGTCGCAGAATGTATGCCACTCATTAAGCTTATGGTTCCGCCGGCTCTTATGAATATTGGCCAGAACCTCATAGTTGAGCATGACTGTTCGTTTCTGGTTGTAAGAAGAGGGAAGAAGTTGGATCATCTGCCACCAGTATTTCTTGTCTTTGGTCTCAAGGTACTTATTCCTGTAATAGTTGAGAACGTTAATTGTTAGATTAAGTAACTGAACCCCACCACACCCAACGTGGGGAGCGCCATCGATTACAGGTCCGTCAACCTCATCACAAGAATATAAATCATAATCAATGAGATGCTCGTGACCAAAATCCTCCAACATAAACTCCTTATCCGCAATTTTATGCATGGTAGAGCAGGAATTAACTACTGTTCCCACCTTGTAGGTATCAAATTCTTTCCACCAGTACAGCGGAGCAGTAATATCGAGATAAACTACAATCATCCGCATGAATTTTCGATGGTCAGTTCCGGCGTTACGAAGACGAGTCATTAAATCGAAATCATTGGGGCCAACTATAAAGCCCTTATATGGAAATTTGTAATTATCAACCCAACATCCATCACAACTATTTTCGTCGGGAACGTTGTATTTACCGCATTCGTCGCATTTTTGGCTTAGATATTTTCGATAGTCGCTATCACTCTTCTCCCAAGAGTTCATCGGGTTGCGCATACCACGAATAGCGTGTTCCCAGCCCATAACTTCGGAATTTTCAATTTTAATCATGTTTTACCTCCTTGAGAACTACTTAAGAGTTAAAATATAATCCATACGCGTCCAACCACCGCTTGATGTTACCTCCTTGATTTCACGATTTAAATATTCTTGAGGCATAGCAGATAGAAGTTTTCCGTATCTATATTCACAAGAAGGATCTCCAAAAAATGAATTTTGGTTTTTAATACCTATATATCCCCAATCGGACGTGTTTTTTAGAACCGTATCAATAAAACTCGAAACTGTATACGGCTTGTCTAAAACAACTTTAAAATTAGTAGTTTCATCAGTATGTGTTTCGCCAATCTGTTCTAATTTAAACATCATTGTTTTTTTATTCCTCCTTTTCTACATACAAGCCAAATTTCTTATTGAAGTTTTTAGCATGGTCAATGTCAGTTGTATGATTACATTCATTTGAACAAATCTCGCACTGTCCACCATCGCAAAGATATAAAACCTTTTTGTCATTATACCAGAAATTTCGATCATCAATATACACATTCGCAAATATCTTTCGCGTGTCACTGCCAAAACGTTCAACGATGTGAGGAAGATTTTCATTGACCGCATCAAACTCAAGTCTGTGTTCCGAGCACCAGTTCACAGCTTTATCAAGCATTTCTCCAACGCGGCAAGTCCATAGAATAATCTTAGCGCCAAATGATTTCCGCATCTCAATGAGATAACCAATAAGATTAGTATTTGGCTCTCCGATTTCCGGCCATTTGTTTTCGCAAAGGGTGCCATCGAAGTCAACGGCTATAATTTGCTCGTTCATGTTTTTCTCCTTTCGGTTGTGAGCATCACAAAATCCACAGGATAAGTTTCACAGTCAAAGCGACTAAAATAGCCGCAATACAAACTCCAATTACAAAAGCCAAAGCTTGTCCGACTTCATATCCAAGACTATTTTTGTTATTGCTTTCCATAATTAACCTCCAAACTGAAGACCTAGATGAGAATATAACTCTTTATAAAGCTGCTTCTCAATCTCGTCCTTATACACTTTGACAACTTTGCCGTCAATAATCGTATTTACAGTCTCTCGAAGAATCGGTTGAGTCAATTCAGCAGCAGACGACGCACCTGCTTCAGCTACAATCGGCTCCGGCAAATATCCGAGTGCTTCTATTCGTTTGTTTTTGCAGTTATCTTTAAACGGGCATTTTCGGCATTGTTCCGCTAGTCTTGACAGACCCATCGTTGCCGCCTCCTTTCTTGACTGTAATCAGCTTTTTATAAATATCAAAGGCTTCCTTACCTTGAAAAGCGTTAATGATTGTGACATCTCCATTCTTTTGGCGGCCAACAATAAGCACACCGTCATCTCGTTTGGAGAAATCAACGCCAATAATCAAGCTTTCATTGATTTTCGGATTTTTCATCAAGATCCACCTGCTTTCTCAAATATCGAACTAGGTTTTCGCATAATTTGCGATGTTCACAGCGAACAAGAGTATCTGTCATTTCGATAATATCGAAGCCGGCATAATATTTTTCCGGTTCCTTCACATCAGCCGTAAAATTGGCACACCCATGACAGTATTCTTGGACATCCAGTTTAATCATTGGTATCCTCCTGACTAAGCAGTTCTTTTGGAATAACTGTTTACGTACTTGGTTTCATTGAAATTCCGTTTCTCACTCAAAGCACGGCTGATCGCCAAATCGATAGCGGATCTGGATTTCAAGTGATAGTAATACAGTTCTTTGAAAGGCGTATTTAGCCTATCAGTTCTTCCGGCAGACTGCTTCATAATTTTGTAAGAGTAATTTTGCGAGTAGAACACGATGGTATCGGTGCTTATGCAGTTCCATCCTTCGGCTCCGGCCGTATACTGCACCAGATAGACCCAACTGTCTGAAGTGGGAATTGGCTGATGCTTATGACCGTTCCATTCCGCAACCTCGACACCATCTCCGTAATAGAGATTCTTAAGAATATCAAGTTCATAGTCGAAGTTATAGAAAACAATCATTTTCGAATGTTTCTCAAACAGTTCCATCAAAGCGACTTGCCTGGAATCGTCCGAATTCACGATCCTTCGCCATACATAGCACAGCTCGCCGGCATTCGTAATCGGTTCATTTTTATAGGGATTCCATCGAAGCTTTGAAGCATCCTTATACTTGGCGACATCGTACTTCACGTAAACATCTTCGTGGTGCGAGATAGTTTCCCGTTTGAAATCCATCTCCACAAGAATTCGATTTCGAAGACGAATCAAACGCCCGACGCCCAAATACCGGTCTACTTTCGGATACTTGCCGTTTACCCAGGTCATGACCATGTGTTCTTCTTTGAAAGCTGTTCTGTTTTTATAGAACCCATTGGCTACAAACACCGGAATATAATCCTCCCAAGTGTCTCCTGGTGTGGCAGAAAGCAGAATCCACTCGTTAAGCTTGGCTATTTTCAGAAACGCCTTTACCCAAGCTCCAGAACCCACGACCCTCTGTTCATCAAATATAAAGAATGCATCCGTTACCGTTGCATACTTGCCAATGTTGTTCCACGAATCGACTACCACCTTATTAGAATATGAATTTGCTTCGGGATGGGTAGAAAGAAGGAAGGGCGAAAGCTCACCCTCCCATTCCTTCGTATCCCTTTTTCTCGCCGTCGTGATGATATATAGATCTTTAGGACTTTTCATCATCACATATTTCTTTGTTCCGAGTTCGCCTCCATTTTGTTTATAGTAATAGGCTAACGCGGTTCTGGACTTACCGCTTCCAACGCCGCCGCACAAAATGCAGCCGTTTTTCATTCTGTCAACAGCGTCTAACTGATAATCTCTTAGTGATATACCGGCCATTACAAACTCCTAAGAAGTCGCCGCATTGACCATATATCAGAAAAATACATCATTGTGAACCAATAGTTGTCCAGAGAATCGTTTTCAGTCATTGGTTCGGTTAGTGAATTTCCAACTTTGATGTAAGCGGCAACGCCGAGTAGAGATAGCTGAATATAACACATTAAAGCTACTACCATGTCGATATCCTGAGCAGCCACCAAGATATGATTCTGGTAATTCAGATTGGCTTTTTCCAACCTTTTTCTTGCCGCGTGAATACCAGCAATCAAAGTAGCTCCAGCGCCGCAGCAAGGATCGTTCAGGGTAATGTATCCGTCTTTCTTAACCTTTTCAACAATATCTTTCATGGTGATTTCTGCCATCAACTCGCAAACATGGTAAGGTGTAAAAATCTGCTCGTGTTCTTTGCTGTTAAGGCCAAGTTCGGTATAGATACTTCCCAAAAAGTCCTGCTCTTGATTTTCTTCCAAAGCTGCTACCGTATATGCAGCAAGTTCGGAAAACAACGGCTGCTCCTGCTTATTGTACTTTTTAATAGCCCGCAAATATAACGCCTCTCTCTCGTCGAAGTGGTCTTTATCCACCGGATTCGATAAAGCGCAAGCGAACATAATAATGAAGTCGCTCCATATATCCCAAGAGCGATGCCGATAGGTTAGCTGTCTGAACACTCGCAGAAATTCTTTTCGATCGTCTAAATGCTTTTCCGAATTTTTACCGGCGGGCTTTTTTC